GGGTGGCCTTTTCGCCGGACCTCCCCCCGCTTTCAGCTGCATCACCAGCCGGTGCTAGTCAACGTCCTTGACCAGTTTCACGTAGAATCCTGAATCGTCGAGTTCGAGAATTGAATCAATTGCAAGTTCGATGTCTTCGAGTTCAGAACTTTCAGTCGACTCGTCGCCGGTGGCCGTGAGGCGAGCGAGGAGGGACGAAGTTCTGTAACCATGAATCTCATCGAACCTGTACCACTCATCGAACTCTTCAACAGGATCGTAGGGATTGTCGAATGTGGTGATGAACACCGCTCTCACAGTCCCTCCTCTGCCATGTAGTTGCGGACGGTGGAGGCGCTGATACCGAGCATGTCGGCGATGTCCGCATTGGTATAGTTCCTGCTCTTGAGCTGTCTGATCTTGCTCTGCTGAGCTGACGTCAGAGCAGTCTTGGCCCGAGGAGAGGACATCTGACGGACGTGGTCGGCGTCGGCCTCGGCGATCAGGTCGCTGAGGAAGTTCTCGGTGATGGCGCCGTGCTTGACGGCCTCCCATTCCCGCTGTGTGAACTCGACCTTGTAGTGGTCCGCGCCGACTCTGGCCCTGGCCTCCTTGATGTACCGCCGTTCGTACTTGGCCCGGCGGTCCGAATCGTCCCGGAGGTCCGGGGAGTCCTGGAGAAGAAGCTTCATCTTCGCATTGGCGATGACCTGAGCCTGCCTCTCAAGGGGCTTTCCGGCATAGGCCCGCTTCAACTTGGCCCGGAGGCTTTCGACCTCGGGCTTGTAACGACGGGCGGCTTCCGGAGAGTACGGGGTCTTTCCGACATGGAGGGAGGACTTGCGAGCGAGGTTGGCCAACCGCTTCATCTCGTTGGCGTGCTCGGCATAGGCCTCCTCCATCGGCGTGCCGGAGGACAGCTTCCGGGCATCGCGGACCCTGCTCATCTTGGGGACCTTCTGGGTCTCCATGACGACCTGGTCGGTGACGACCCACTCGCCGGTCTTCTTGTCCTTGTACTTCCGGTAGTGCCATTCTCCGGTCGGGACCATGACCTTGCGTCCGGTCCTCGGGTCGATCGGCCCGCCCTCTGCCGCTCGTCGAGGACGCTCGGCGTTGATGTACGTCGGGCTCTTAGACCTGGACAGGAGAGTGGAGGCACCGCCTTGCGGCTGGTACTTCTTCTTCAGCTGGGCGATGCCGTTGTCCTTCTCGGACTGCTTGTAATCGAGCCGGTGCTTGGCGGCGTCGATCACGACCATGGAGTGCCTGACGGCGCGGGCCAGCTCGGTGGGCGTGGCGCCCTTGAGCTGCATGTCGGTGATCAGGTTCGAGACGATGCCCATCTGCTTCTGGGTGTACTTCTTCGACATGACCGACATGCCCGGCCTGTAGGGGTAGGCCCGCTTCGGGTCGAATCCCTCGAGGCCCTTCAGAGGGCGGGAGGACTTGACCTTGCCGTCGTTGTTCGGGATGACCAGAACCGAATCGCCATCGAAGTCCGCCCCTGAGAGTCGCTCGGCGACTGAGGGGTGGATTCCAATGGCGTCCCGGGCGTTCTTGCCCACTCGGCGCTGCGCCTTGGCGTGCTTATTGTTCACGGTGAGAGTGGGGATCTCGAACGGCCCCGCATGCGGGAACCGCACCAATGAGACCGTCTCGCCGTGACGATAGTTCGGAGCGTAGACCTCGTTGGGCTTCATGCTCGGAACCGGCAGGATGACCTGGGCCGCCTGCCTCGGATAGGCCGCGGCCTTGAGGTCGACGCTCTTGCCGTCGCACGAATCGGCGTAGGACAGCAGCAGCTTCCGCCGGACCACGGGATTGTCGAGCGCCATGATGGCGTCGTACTCGTCCTGCATCCGCTTCTGCGTGACCTTGAGTTGACGCTTGGCCTCGGACAGCTTCTGCTTGCCGAGGTACTGCGAAGCGAGCGATCGGGACCAGTCGTCCCAGTCGCCCTCCTCATGGACGTAGTTGAGCGCGGAGAGGCGCTTCCGACCGGTCTTGGGGTCGATGTAGCGCTTCTGGGTGATGGTCGACCCGAACGGGTTGGTCGAATCGAACGTGTCGATGGGCTTCAGGACGGTGTGGTCTTTCGGCCCGAGCGCCGGCGTGCCCTTCTTCTTGTTGGTGTTGAACCGCATGTCGACACCGGCGGGGAGGTCATCCGAGTAGACGGCCATTCCCTTGAGGTAGTGGGTGCCGTCGACGAGGATGCGGACCTGGGCGTAGCGTCCGTTCGCGATCTCGAGGCCGGGTACCTTCCGGCGGAGCTCGATGACGCCGTCCATGTCCGTGCCGCCGTCCTCGGCATAGCGGATCTTCAGCCGTTTGCTGGAGACGGAGACGGGCTTCTGGAGCGCCCCGATGACCTTTCCGGTCTCGTCGATGGTGACTCGGGGAGCTCGGACGCGGTCCTTGTTGGAGACGGCGTCCTTGAACGTGGTTCCGGGCTTGCAGAGCACCCTGAGCTCGGTGTACTTCTCCTTGCGGCCCAGCTGCGGGACTCGGAGGGTGTAAGTCTCATATCCCTCGTCCTTGAGCATCTGGGCGGCCGTGTTGAGCTGGGTGGTGCTCACGCCGAGCAGGATCTCGGTTCCACGGCCGTAGTCGATGTAGCCGTGCTCCTTGACGGAGGCCCTGAGCACCTCGGCGGCGTCCTGGGCCTTGGTCGTCTTCTCGAGGATGCCGCCCTCGGCCAGCTTCTTGGCCGTGGCGGCGCTGAGGCCGAGACGATCGCCGATTGCGCCGTAGGAGGCGCCCTTCTCCCGCATCTGGCGGGCGATGGCGATGTCGCCCTCCCTCTTGGCGCTCTTGGCGGCCGTCTTGCGGGCCCGGAGCTGAGCGGTGTTCATCCCCAGGGCGTAGGCGGCCTCCTTCTCGCTCATGCCCTCCCTCTTCATGAGGCGGTCGACCTCGGCGAGGAAGGTGGTCGATGACTGGTACGGGTCTTCGCCCGATCCCCACTTGTACCGGCCGGAGTGGGGGACGGAGCCCTGATGAGGCGTTCCGTACTGGACGATCTGGAGCTCGCCGTTCTCGTCAATGACGATCATGCAGCCTCCTTGAGCTCCTCGATGATCGTGTCGAAGTGGCGGATCGCCGCCATGATGCGCGAGACCTCTTCCGGGTCGGTCTCATCGGCCACGATCTCGTCGTTCTGGTAGATCCGGAGGTCGTACTTGATCTCGAACGGGGACTTGTCGTACTCCAGGCAGAACAGGGCACTATACACGTGCAGTTGCGCCATGGAGGCCGGCGTGACCCCCGTCTTGAGGTCGTGGATGCGGAGCAGCTTCAAGCGCTCGTCGAACGCGATGGCGTCGGCCGTCCCGAACGCGTTCACGGAGTAGAACAGAACCTGCTCCGGCGTCATGCGGTAGCCGATCGCGTCGTTGACGTAGGCGTTGAAGGTCGCCCGGTTGCGGGGCATGCGCATGCCCAGACGGATGTGCTCGGCGGCGAGGGCGTGGAGTCTCGTTCCCCTTGCAGCGGCCATGGCGGTCCTGTAGGAAGCGGCCAGCCGCTCGTCGTCGTAGTTGATCCAGTGGTAGCGCGAAGCCCCCAGGAAGGCGTGCTCACCCTGGAGGCGCGGGTGCTCAGCGAAGCGCATCCAGGACCTCCTCCTCGTTGCCGGGGTGAATGACCGCGGCGTAGTGGCGCATGCTCCTGAGAGTCTCGAGGTACCACTTCTGGTTGGGGCGGTAGTCGGAGCTCGACGGGGGCTTGCGCTTGACCTCGAGGAGCGCGACGCGTCCGTCCGGGAGCAGCACCGTGAGGTCGGGTGCGCCCTGCTTGAGGGAGGAGTCGTTCTTGAGGACGATCGCGCCGAGCTCCCTCTGGAGCCTTGCGACGACCTTCCTCTGGAAGTCTCGTTCGAGTGGTGGTTTGGAGTTGCCCATGATGTTCCTTTCCGGGCGAAGGCCCAACGGCCGGTGATGGTCGTCGAGCAGTACTCACTACGGGACCTGTGTTTTAGTCCGTGGTACGCAGCAGTCAAGGCGGCGCACAGTAAGGCCCTACCCCTTGTGGGGGGTAGGGGTGAGATGTCACTTGTTGAGGGCGCGGATGATCCTCTCGTAGTCGTCTGCGATCTGCTCCAGCTCTTCCTTCATCCGGTCGATCTCCTTCTGAACGGGCACTTCGGCCCGTTCGACGGGGATCGTGATGAGTCGGGGGAGGAGCAGGTCGAGGACGGTGAGGACGATCATAGGTTTCTCCTTTCTAGTTGTTCTCACCATAGGACTTGTGAAAACTCCCAGCCCTTGCGGGTTGGGAGTCGAGGTCACTTCTTGGTCTTGAGGTAGTCGTTCATGACGATGTCGGTAAGGGCCATAAGGTCGAGGTCAACCTCGCCCCGACGGATCTTCTCCTTGGCGATGCGGTCCTCCCGCTCGATGATGAGCGAGTGGGTGATCATGCCGATGGCGAAGCCGAGGGCGTGGGTGCCGGCCAGGATGGCAACGGTGAGGGTCATGAGAGTTCCTTTCGGGTAGTTGTTCTCACTATGGGGCGTGTGAGTTCTGAGGTGCGCATGGGGCGCGTCTGTAGTCTTGTGGAAGGGGAGGCGTTTGAGGTTTAGCTCTGAGCGAACTGGCCCAGCTTGGCCCAGTTTTGGCCCGGTTTCCCTATTCTACTATATAAGTACTTAAAACTCTCGTACGATATAGGGAAGATCTTCAAAACTGGGCCACGACCCCGACTTTTCCGCGTCATTCCAACGAAAAGTCCTGGCCCAGCTTCTGGCCCAGTTTTGGGCCAAACTGGGCCAACCCCGACTTTTCCGCGTCATTCCAACGAAAAGTCCTGGCCCACTTTTGAGCAAAACTGGGCCAAAACTGGGCCAAGCTGGGCCAGACTGGGCCAAAACTGGGCCACGACCGATTTTCGTATTACGAAATGGCCCAGAAAACTGGGCCACTGGCCCACCTCTGGCCCAGGTTTGCGTTACAAACTGGGCCACGTTTGGTAACGATTTGGTAACGGTCACCGACCACTTTTCAGCTCAGAGCGAACACCCGAGGCCGAAAAACTCCAACCCCTGTGAGGAGTTGGAGTCGAGATGTCACTTCTTCAGCGAGGTGAGGATCACATAGATGGCGGTGTGGATGGCGAGCGTCTTCGGGTACTTGGTCTCACGATAGGGCACGCCGATGAAGCGGCCATCGTAGACGAACGCCCATCCCAGAGTACCGGGGGCGATGCGCTCCAAGTCGAACTCTTCGGGTCGAAGCTGGTCGATCAGCTTCTCCGACAGTTCGAGCAGGGCAGCGGCATCGCTCCTCGGATCGGGGTCGAGGGCGGCGACGATGACGGCGTGGATCTCGGCGGGCTCGGGCTCGCGAGTCAAGTACCTGTCGACGACGCTGGTGATGTCGTAACCGGACATTGTGGTTCCTTTCGGAGTAGGTGTTCTCACTACAAGGCCTGTGAAAAATCAAGGGCCCGAAGAAGGTGACCCCTGCGGGTCAGAACCTTCTTGTCACCACGCGTAAGAGGGCGTGGTTGCAAGCTGGCTCTGCAACGCAGAGATCTCCTTGTCGAGGGTACTAATGGTGGTCTGGAGCTCCAGACGCCACAGGGGGTTCCAACGACTGGCGACACTCAGCTGCTTCTCAGCGGCTTCCTTGCGAGAGAGGAGGTCGGAGAGAGCGGCGAAGGTGTCACGGACGTTGGAGTTGATGTAGACGTTCATGGGAGGTCCTTTCGGGTAGTTGTTCTCACTACAAGGCCTGTTAAAATTGAGGTTTTTGTGACCTGAAAACCCCATCCCTTGTGGAATGGGGCGAGAGGTCACTTAGAGGACCTTCTCCGGAGACTGCGCTCCTCAACGCGAGCGAAGCAGGCGGGCTGTCGCATGAGCTCGTCCGCCATGACGGGGTCGGTCTCACGCACCTCCTCGACGATACTGAGGTACGCCTCTCGGGCGTCCCGGGCGACCCGAACCTCGGCCACCCCGTTGATGACGGGACAGTCGAGCTCGAATCGCCACCAGGACTCGCCCTCAAGCGGGTAGTAGTCGGTGATCGAGGTCAGTGCGAAGAGGCGACTCCAATAGGCAGTGATACTCATGGTCCGGCACGACTGGGATTCGATGCGGATGGCGGTCATTGGAGGCTTCCTTTCGGGTAGTTGTTCTCACTACAAGACTTGTGAAAACCATGCCCCCTGTGAAAGGGACATGGTCGGAGGTCACTTCTCCTTCGAGACGATGGGGTTGCCGAAGCAGTCGGCGGGGAGCAGCTTCCCGCCGAGCTCCTTGGCAATGTCATTGGGGTCGACCGCTCCGTGCTCGACGCGAATCCTCCGGGTATCCGCATCCTCGATGACCCATCCCCCCGAGACGCGGACCACGTCGCCCCTGTCGTGGACAAAGGTCCCCGTCTCGTGGAGTTCGACCGGGTGCCCGCTCTCCGACAGCGCCCGCAGGTCCTTGAGAACTCCGGGGTCATAGATGTACGCCACGGCCCGCTTCTTCTCGTCGATCTTGGTGGTCGGCGTGTTCTCGTCCTTCAGGTTCTTCCGCATCCGAACCGCGTACCCGTTCTCGATGGTGACGATGCACCCGGGGAGGGCCTCGATCGTCCCCTCCTCCGAGGCGAACCGGATGCCGATCTCGTCCTTGTCGTAGTCCCAGTACGGCTCCCAATAGGAGACAAGGTCGTCCTCGAGCCTGTCGAGGATCCTGCACATGGAATCGGGGAGCGAGTAGTTCGGCCAGACGATCTCGAGGGTCTTGATGGTCTTGATGACGTTCTTCATGGTTCAGTGTTCCTTCCGGTTGGTGTTGGGGGTGACGATGAAGCCCCCGGGGATCCGCTCAAGTCCAACGCCGTGTTCGGCGAGAAACCGAACGACGCTCTCATCGAGTTCGTAACGACCGTCCTTGAGCATGACAGTCATTCCGGGTTTCCAGGGGATCGTGATCCGCATGGTGTTGTCCATGTCAGTAGACTTCCTGGTAGTCGTCACCGCCGTACTCCTTGACGAGCTTCTTGATGTCCTGGTGCTTCGGCAGGGTCTTCCACTCGCCGTCGGCGTTCTTGACGTGGTAGACGCCCAGGGAGATCTCGCCCTCGGACCTCCCCACCTTATCGACGCTCCGGATCGTACCATCGCGTTCGACCCTGATCGGGAAGTGCTTCGAGTACTCGGCGATGTCGTAAACCCGCGACAGGTCGAGCAGAACGGCCACCGCCTCGACCCCGGGGATCAGCTCCCACTTGATTCCGGGGTCGTTCTCGTTGCTGAGGCGGACTCCTCCGGGACTCTTCACGTCCTTGGCGCACCGGCCGTCGATCTCGACGATCGCCCCCTTCACGAGGGGGATGTGGGCCATGTCCGCACCGGCGACGCCGACGACGCCGTTGTTCAGCTCGACCGAGGCGATGTTCTCCCCGACGGGCTGTATCTGGAGCCTGCGCAGGCTCCTCGCAACGTCCTCGTACTTCGAGTCGACGTTCCGGCTGATGCGCAGACGTCCACTTCTCTTATGAATGACGATCATGTCACATCGCCTCGATGTGTTCGCACATGGCGAGCGGCTTCCTGCCGGGATACCCCCAGGCGCGAAGCACATCGCCGACCTTCTTGTCGACGGTCTCGATGTCGTCGCCCTCCGAGATCACGAGCACGTCCCCGATGCCGATGTCATTCCGAACCTTGCCGCTCTTGTCGCACACCCAGAGACCCTGCCGAGTCGGAACCAGCGGCGTGTTGTACGCGACCGGGAACCTCAACTGGTGCGCGTTGTGGGGCACGAGATGGTACGAGCCCTTGAAGGCCCGCCAGATCGTGTTCTTCCACTTGCACCGACAGGTCCCGGTCTTGATGGTCCTGACGAGCTTGAACAGGAGTCGCGGGTCCACGGTCGTCTCGCGGTGGCCGTTCTCGTGGTCGTAGTAGTCGATAGTCGCGATGTACATCTCAGATCCTCCAGAGTCTGTCGCACTTCTTGACGAGCTCCCGCGCCGGGACCCGCCACTCGTTCCGAACCGCCCAGCTCCTGTGCAGGATCTCGTACACGTCCTGACTCGGGTCGAGATCCATGAGCCGGCACGGGATCCGTCCTCCCGAGACGCTGAGGGTCTCGAACCCGACCCAGGTCCCGTCGTGGAACGGGAGCAGCTGTCTGGGCTCGTCGTCCTCGTTCAGGATGATGATCCTGTTCTCGACGTAGGAGACGAGGACGTAGTTCCCCTTCCTCGCAAGGACCGGCACGATCTCCTCGCACAGGGCCTCGCCGCAGCGGTGCCCCCGCTTGTCCTCGGCGACGTAGTACAGGTCGAATCGGTCCTCCGGCCTGGAGACGGCCCGCACCGGGGGTCTCTTCTCTCCGGTCAGCGGGTCGATTCCGGTGTCGAATTCGAACTCGAGTCGTTCGAGTTGCATTGGCTTGTTCCTTCCATGGATCTCTCGTAGACCTTCTCGTTGAAGGTCCCCTTGCGATCGAGCACGGCCAGAACCGCGTTGTCGATCGAGCTGTAAGTGAGGAGTCTGTAGTAGTGGAGCTCGTCGAACGGAGTGTTCATCCGGTCGATCCGCCCCATCGCCTGCTCCTGCTGCCTCCACGAGTAGGGCAGCGAGTACAGCACCGCGATGTTGGTGCTGATGCAGTTCCAGGCGTCCGCGGCCTGGTACTGGACGAGGTACACCCACGGCTCCTCCTCGACGGGGACGGGGTCGTGGCGGTGCCCGTTCCGCTCCCCGTGAGACCGCCCCAGACGCTCGCAGACGCGTCGTAGGGCCTCGAGCTCGTAGTTGTACGAGTAGAACACGAGGGCTCGCGGATGGCCCCTCAGAATGCGTTCCACGGCCTCTTCTCGCGCCGGGTTCTCCAGCACGAGGCGCCTCTGGACCCGGCAGAGGTCACCGGCATCCGTCATCGGCCGGGATGAGAAAGGGTTCCATCGGGTCCTCGTCACCTCGGCGTACCTCTGCGAGTCGTACGACACCAGCTCGTCATGGATGATCCGGGTCGTGTCCAGCGGGCTGGCGAGGTGCACGCAGATCGCCTTCTGGCACCTCTCGAGACGGTCCTCCTCGATGTAGCGCTTGATCCGGGGGTACCTCGTGTGGGGGTCCCAGACCACGTGCCGGTCCGTGAACTGCGTCTTGGTCCTGTAGAACCCGTTCGCGATGAACAGGGGGAGCCAGTCGATCCAGACGTCCCCCGGTGTGGCGGAGAGCAGGACCCAGTCGTTCTTCTTGGCGATCTTCAGGAACGACCTCACCCACTTCCCGGACCCCGAGACCCGCTGCTCGTCGAAGATGACGAAGCAGCCCTCGAGGCGTTCGAAGTCCTTGATCTTGTTCCAGGAGATCACCCTCTCGGGGGGCAGGTACAGGCCCATCTTGGCCATGTCCGCCCCCCATTCCATGGCGTCCCGCTTGGCGGGCGTCGTGACGACGTGCAGGTACTGCTGAGGGTGGACCTTGAGCCAGTACCCCAGCGCCGTCATCGTCTTCCCGGCTCCGGTCCGGCCCAGGAGGACGCAGCCGTCGTGCATACGGTCGACAGCGTCCCTCTGGGCCGGACGGAGCTTGCTCATGGCGTACGTGTACACGCCCTAGTCCTCGTGCAACTGGTAGAGCACATACTGCCAGGGCTTCGTCTCGAAGACGACCCCCTCGCGCTTCCCGTCCGGAAGGTACTCGCCCACCATCCGGATGTAGTCGTCGAGGGCTTGGATCTCGAGGCCGTCGTACGTCGCCGAGTAGAACGCCGGCCCGTTCGAGGACGCCTTCGGCAGGGCTTCGTGGTCGACGCAGTACTCGCGGAGGAACTCCGCCACGACCTCCTTCGGAGCGTTCGTCGACACCCCGGCTCTGATCAGTCGCTTGTTCATCTCTCCTCCTCTACACCATCCCGGGAACCGAGACGATGTACTTGCGGATCAGGTCGTTGACGTAGACGGTCTTCCCGTAGGCCTTGACCCACGGCCCCGAGATCCCGACGCCCCGCCGCGGTTTGAGAATCAGACCCCTCTTGGCCCAGGACCTGACCCTCCCGCGATTCGACACCGAGACCTTCTCATCCGGGCAGTCCACCCAGACTTCGAGGTCGCCCTGGCGGATGTAGTGCTTGCAGCGGTGCTTCGAGACCCGCCTGGGGATGAGGTCCTCCTCGTCGACGCGCTTGTGGTGGAACACGGTCAGGAACTTCCCCCGGAGGGTGGCCCAGACGATCTTGTCGCCCGGGCGCCACGTCCGGGTCTTCCGGGGCGCGTTCACGTCGACTCCCTTCTCCCAGGCGAACCAGTCATTCGGGGAGAAGCCGTGGTCCTCGAAGAACTTACCGAGCTCCTCGGGCGGGGCGTCGGCGTCGATCGTGTCGTAGCACTCGACGAGGTCGTCGGGATTGATGATCACAGCTTCTCCCTCGACTTGAGCCTGGACAGATCGAGGGCCATGCGGAACTGGTGCAGTCCCTTCATGGGGGAGAAGTGCGCCATGTTCTCGTCGAGCAGCAGGTCGATCAGCAGCTTGAGCCTCTCGACCCTGAACATGTCGTAGACCACATCGTAAGCGATGCAGTCGCACCCGCCGACGAGATAGTGCTCCCCGTCCGCACTGTGCAGGGCGAGTCGTTTGGTCCCCCGGACATTCCACGAGACTCCCCACCCGTCGGGCAGGTAGTCCTCGAGGAACTTGTTGATGGACTCCTCCGGGGCGTCACCGCAGACGACGATGTATCGTGGCGCGCACATGTCAGTTCACTCCCGTGTTCTTGCGTTCGAATCCGAGGGCGGCTCCCTCGAACATGGTCCGGAAGGCGACCCCGCTCTCGACGTACGAGTTCTTGAGCGCCTTCCACTTCGCAGTGGTGATGGGCGGCAGAACGCCCTGGTCCTTCGTCCAGACGAGCCAGTACCACCGGGGGAACTCCTCGCCCCGGGAAGTCTGGATCATGGGCCGCTTGTATCCGCTCTTGTCGAGTCGGGTGATCATGTGCAGCGAGTGCTCCGGGTGCCTGACCATCCACTGGATGGTGGCGCTCTTGGACTCGATGGGCGCGGCGTCCACGATGACCTGCCGGTCGGTGGGCCAGTACGAGATGATGCGCCCGTTGTTCTTCGACCGGGGGATGAGCCCGCGAAGAGCGGCGCTCCCCTCGATGTAGGGGACCTCGCGGTTCTGCGCCACGATCACCTGTCCGCCCCGTCTCCAGACGAGGACGTCCTCCCAGGTGGCGGCCCTGAACCCGCGGATGCAGAGGGCCGTTCTGTGGTCGGAGTCGTGCTCGAAGTAGTAGTCGGTCTCGCCGCGCCTCTCGAGGAAGTCCTGAATGGCGGCGATCGGCGCGACCATCCAGCACAGCTCGATCTCGGGGCCGTTCTCCTCAGTGATCGCGGTCATCGTACGCCTCCTCGGAGATGAGGAAGAACCCGCGGGGGTGGGATCCGTCGTTGTCGAAGCAGGCGACGCTGGTCCCGGTATAGGTCGCGTACCTGCGGACGGCGTTGCAGAACCTGACGATGGTCCACTCGCCGTCGTACTCGACGGTCTGAACGCAGGGCTCGGCCAGGATCGCGAGATCGTGCGCGGGGTAGCACCGCCACTTCTTGACCCTGATCTCGACGGGGTCGTGCCCCTGGGGTCGCTTCTCACCGCGCGTCGGGACGACCCGGCCACGAGACGTGCAGGTGATGATCTCGCCGACGCGGTACTCCCGCAGTCCGATCACGAGGGTGTCGCTAGACTCCCGCGACACGCCCTCGCGGATGAACCGGGAGATGGTCTGGTAGGACTTGTCGGTGCCGCTCCACAGCAGCTCGAAGACGACGAAGATGGTCTCGGTCATTTCACTGTTCCTTTCTGAAACCGAGTCTGGGATTGCGTGTGACGCCCCTGAGGGCGTTGGACACGGTGGCTCTGGAGACTCCGAACTCCTCGGCCGCCGCTTTCGCGTTCGGGAACACGGTCCCCGATTCCGTGTGAACGACCCGCCCCCTGTAGGGCGAGGACCTGAAGCGGGGGGTCCCGTCGAACATCGGCTCCCAGTTCTTGGGAAGCTCGATCTCGAAGCAGCGCGAGACGAGGCGCCTCACGCTGTGCCAGGACCCCCCGCACAGCACGTACCAGTCCTCGCCGATGGTACCGCGCAGGTACATCGGCTTGAGGAACTTGTGGGCGTTGATCGAGTAGACGCGGCCGTAGGAGGAGATCTCCATCGGCCATCCCTCGATCGAGGCCCAGTTCTCGTCGAGGAAGTCAGATGCCATACTTCGACATGAGCCTGTCGGGACGGCAGACGACGTACATCGAGTCGATGTAGGCGGACGTGAACCCCCTGAACTCATAGGGGGTGAACGTGATGTCGACGAAGTCGATGTCGAGCCGGTCGATCTCGCCGACCTCCTCGGCGGAGAGGAGGCGCCTGGACCACTCCTGGGGCGGAGTGCCGTCCTCGGCCATCAGAAGGACGATCTTGGGGTCCCCGCGCCCCCCGTACGAGGCCTTGACGACCAGGAGGTCGAGGCCGTTGTCGTCCTCGAAGCCCTCGCGGCCGTCGAGGTGGCGGATGCGGAATCCGCGCTCGGTCAGCTCCTGGACCATCTCCGGCGGGACGACGATCGAGGCGTTCGGCTTCGGCGTCTGGTTGAATCGGTCCGGCGCTCCCGAGAAGTTCGGAAACATCAGACGGGTCCCCTCGATGGTGAATCGTTCGCGGGCCATCAGATCGTCACCCCCGAGTTGAAGAACATGATGAAGCAGATGAGCGTGAGGACGCTCGTCACAAGGGCGAGGACGTACCCCGTAGTGAAGAGTCCCGTGGCCGCCTTGACGTGGTCGTGCTCCTTGTCCACGACGTCCAGGATGAAGGCCGCCGTCGTGAGTGCAGTAGCAAAGAGGAAGAGCGTGAGGCACGCCCCTCCGAATGGGATGAACATGTGCGTTCCTTTCAGTTGATGAGAATATAGATGTCGGCCATGAACCCGACGAAGGCGAGGGCCTCGAGCCAGTCTGCCGTCCTGTCGAATCGTGTCTCGACGAGGAGACTCAGCACCAGTAGGATCGCCGGGGTCATGAAGATCAGGAAGGGCACGATCATGGTGTCTCCTGAAGCCCCCAGCCCGTGTGGACTGGAGGGTCGAGTGGTCAGTTGTGGGAGAGGTAGTACACGTTCTTCGCGTTACGCCGTTCGATCTTCCGAACCGCCCACTTGAAGGGACCGGTCTTTCCGAGCGCGAATGCGCAGCAGCAGACAGTCCCCACGAAGATGATGAGGGTACGGACGAACGAGAAGGCGATGTCGAAGATGAACATGTCGGTTCCTTTCGTAGAGCTGATGTTCTCACTATGCGACGTGTGAAATATGCGCTCCTCCGAAAGGCTCCAGCCCGCGTGGACTGGAGTGAGGCTCAGCGAGCGGCGAGGCGAGTCACGATGCTCTTGACGGTCTCGATCGTCTTGCCGACGAGATCGTACGCGGTGTGCTGCGCTGTGTCGTACAACACCTCGGGCCGCAGCGCCGCCCCCGGATCGCGATCCGCGACCCCCAGCACGATGCTGAGGACGCAGACAACGATCTCGAGGGCGAGCGTCACGGCCGCGAAGACGGCGATGATCAGAACGCAGATGACCGCCGCAATGGCGATCACGATGGCACTGACGAACCAGAGCGCCAGGTGGCTGGCGATACTCATGTTGGCTCCTTTCGTTGAGTGTTCTCACTACGGGGCCTGCACAAATATCGCCAGAGGCCTCCAGCCCTTGTGAGGGACTGGAGGGTTGAGATCAGCGGATCTTGGATCGGAGGTTGTCGTTGACGCACGACGCCAACGCGATCGTCGTTGCGGCCGGAAGCGCGAAGACAACCTGAATCTGATACATGGTCGTCTCCCAGCGCAGGGATCGCACCTCATTGCCGGTCCATGCGAAGTCCGCCGCATAAGCGGCGATCATGATGGGCGCGACGACGAGGGCGACAGCGTTAGCGATGAGAGTGAACATGACGGACAGAATCATGGCGATCACGCACACCGTGACGCCGGCGAAGCGGATAGCGGTGTTGCGAACGAGACGCATGAGAATTCCTTTCGTAGAGCTGATGTTCTCACTATGCGCCGTGTAGAATATGTCACTCCAGAAGTGTCGTCATCGGGACGTACTTCTCGATCGTCCTGACAGCCTCAGCGGCCTTGGCGAGGGCGAATGTGTCATCGACGCGGTCCGTGCCGTACGACTGCGCGTCCTCCTCCAGCATCCACCGATACCCCTTGCTCGAGGGGGCGCTGTAGTACTTGCCGTCCCGGAGCACCTCGAGGATTCCTCCGGGGGCGCAGTCCTTAACCGGGACGAAGGACCCGATCCGCCCCACGAAGGCGCGCTGCGGGTTCTCCTCCGTCCCGTAATTCAGGTACAGGGCCCCTTTGTGCGCCTGCCGGGTCTCGGTGTAGTCCGCCATGGTGTAGTGTGGCTCCACGTCCGACCCGAACAGGGACTTGAAGACGAACGGGTGCTGGAACTGCGCTCCTGTCGCGTGCCAGCCCTCCTCGTCTTTCGCGACGTATACGGCGTCGTTCACGAGGACCATCTTGTCGTAAGTGGCCTCGTGCTCGAACGTGTACCCGAACCCCTTGGCGTACGCCGAAATATCGCTGATCAGCTCCGGCGTGGCGTTCGGGATCTTGATCGAGTCCGTCTTGATGTGGGCGACCGTGAACCCGCGCTCCTGCACGAAGTGCTTGAGGTTCACCATGAACAGGGCACCGCGCTTGGCAACGATGTTGTCCGGGTTGTTCAGCGGGTCCATGCCGTTCGCCCTGTTGGGGAAACGGGCCGCCGTGAGGCCGTACACGCTGTTGATGGCGATCTTCAGCGCGAAGGCCAGTGCCTTGTCGTTCTCGCCGATGAACGGTACGAGGGCCCCGTCCAGGAGCCTCTTCGCCGTCTCGACGTCGTGGTGCTTCACCGCCATTCGCCCCGCGACCAGATCCTTGAACCGGGCCGTGTACCTGGGGCCGAAGCACTCCATGGCGATCAGCGAGTGCGGGTGCATCGAGGCGATGTCGAGCAGGGCGACGTTCTCGTAATATCCCGGCTCGGCGTAGACGTATCCGCCCTCGCCGACGATCTCGTCCTTGTACGTGCTCTTCCCGTTCTCATACCTGTATCCCGGGAAGAGACGGTTCAGATCCGTGTGAACGAACGCCGGCTTGCGGTCGTCCCCGAATATGATCTGACAGGTGAGCTGGTTCGTCGACGTGTTGACGTTCAGTCCCGCGAGCTGAGCCAGGACCTGCCGCGCCTCCCAGTCCGACGAGTTCTCGTGGAACACTCGTCGGGTGGCGCGGACGTCGTTCTGGCAGTACTCGATGATGCGCGGGATGTCGTCCCTCGAGACCTCCTGGTCCCATGGGATGTCCATCTCCACGTGCGGAAGGCCGAGGTCGATCTCCCACTTCTTCAAGGACTGCTTCTTGGCGCAGAAGTCGTACACATCCGTATACGACGCGTCGTAGGCGTCTCTGAAGAACGCGCTGCGGTCGCCGTTGACGATCCGCTGCGACAGGTTGTACAGGCGCTCGTTGTCGTAGCCCATCCAGCGGGCGTACAGAATATGGTTGTCGTAGCGCTTGTTGTTGAACCCGACGAGCCGCATGCCGAACAGGGGCTCGATCTCCTCGGGCTTCGGATCGACCATGGCGACGACTTCCGCGTCGTCATCGTCTCTCATCCAGCACACGAGGAACAGGTTCTTGTACACCTCCACGTCGTAGAAGACGAGGGATCCCTCCCCGTCCTCCTTTCCGACCGGGGGCTCCGCCTCTTGGGAGGACTTGAGCCGGAGCTGGGTGTACGTCTTGAAGCACGCGTCCTTCTGGTGCGTGCTCCCCATGGCGAAGGCGAGGATCGCCCCGCGCATGTTCTCGACGTCGTACTCCATCCCCGACTCGTAGGCGTCGTCGAGGATCTTCTTGATGAAGTCCATGCTCGGCTTGGTGCCCGGATGGATCTCCTTCCGAAGGTTCCTCTCGATCAGCTCCCTCAGGGCCTTCTCGCTGCCCATCTGCTTCTTACTGAGAATATCGCGTTCCTTTCGCTTGCGGGGGAGCCCCTCCGAGATGGTGGCGACCGTCAGTCCGTTGGACAGCGTGCTCATCCTTCTGAGAGAGGCCCTCCCCCTGAAGACCTTGACCTCGATCCCCGGCGAGATCTCGTTCGCCAGTTCCGAGACGTCACCTGTGTACCGGTAATGCAGGTGGATCCCGGCCCTGGACTTGCTGACCTCGGCGTAGGTCTCGGGGAGACCCAGCGCCCGCGCCGCGGCGCGGTTCGCCTCGAAGGACTTCTCGCCGTCGTCCCCGCGGATGTCGAGGTCGATGACGATCATGTCCTCCGGGGGACGCACGTAGTGCAGGCGGCTCGTGTCGAGGTCGTTCAGAACCGTTGAGACGTCGTCCCACGCCCGGAGGGGCGCCCCCGTGTCGGATGCGTACTGAGCCGGCCTGTCGCTCAGAATATCATCCAGCACGGGGGTCCCCTCGGACATCTCGAGCCAGTCGGACGAGACCAGCCGACGGCGGACGTCTCCACCATCAAGCCGGTCCAGTCTCAGGCCCTCGAACCAGTTCCTCTTGCGCCCGTCATCCGTTCGGACGCGATCGTGGTAGGCCTCGAAGTAGTTGGCCAGCTCGTCCCGGAAACGATACCTGGTCATCTTCAGGTCGAGGCCCGACTCGGCCAGATACGCCTTGTACATGGCGTAGGCCTGTTGCAGGGTCACCCCCTGGACGAGGGTCTCCTGGCTGTCGACGACGAAGTTGTAGAAGAGGTCGGTCCTCCTCATCATCTGCGTCGGTCGGTACGCGTCGAAGTAGTGGAAGCCCCGCTCACGGTACTGCTCGAGGCAGTAGTGGGCGATGGCCCCCAGCTCGTTCGGAATGTCCCGCATGATGCGGTTGTACGAGGCGGGATCGAGTCTCCGTCCGGACGGAGTGACGTCGATCAGCCTGCGGATGATGCCCGACTTGGCGTCCGTGATCTTGACGGGGCGGTTGGTCCCCATCCAGAGCATGGCGTTCAGGGCCGTCGTGTAGGTGGCCTTGAACTTCTCGTTCATCGTCATGTCCTCGTGGGAGACGATGGAGTTGATGCGGGCGTTGTCCTCGATGCGGGACAGGTCCCCGTCGTGCTGGATCGCGACGAGGGGGTTGTCCTTGAACACCTCCATGGCGAAAGTGGCCGAAGGGGACGCCAGGGCCCTGGCGTCGAACGAGGCGGTGTACCCCTCGAACAGCTGCGAGATCACGTTGAGGATCGTGCTCTTGCCGCTCCCGGCCTCGCCGTAGAGGACGACGAACTTCTGGATGTAGCGCGAGTCTCCGGTGACGATTGCCCCTATCGCCCATTCGATCTTCTCGCGCTCACCCGGGTCGTACAGCGTCGAGATGAGCTCCTCGTACGCCGGAATATCCCCCGCCTCGAGGGCGTACGGCAGCCGACGGCTCGCGTACTGCTCCTTGCGCACAGGAGTGTTGGCGAACGTCAGCTGCGTGTCGAGGTCGTGGGAGTTGTCGCTCAGGCTGCGGATGTAGGTCTGGCACTGCGTCCACATGCCGGACGAGAAGTCTCTGAGGTACTTCACGCGGAAGTCCCCGTCGCCCCTCGTCCGGCGGTACTCGTCCAGGGCCCTGTCGACCAGGCGCTGGACGTCGTACTCATCTGTGGACCACAGACCGCGCTCCTCGTCCCACACCGCGTAGAAGTCCCTGCCCCTGACCATCAGGTCGTACGAGCGCAGGACCTTCCAGTCGGGCCGGATCTCGATCGCTCCGCCCTTCGTCGCCCGTTCGGAGAAGGTGAAGAAATCGAGTCTCGTCATTCGTCGTCGAACCCGTAGGTGTCGCCCGGGTCGAAGTAGATCTTGATGCGGATCTCGTCCGGCTCGGTCTCGCGGGTGGAGCCGCGCGGGTAGACGTTGACGCAGGCCGTCGTCGGGTAGTCGAGGCCCATCGCCTCCATGTACAGGAGGTCGGCCAGGTCCCGCATGGTTCCGTTGGCGATCATCCCGTCGTTGTACAGGGCGCCGTTGGCGCTGTTGTACTGGAGTTTGTGATCGTCCTCGTCGTAGTCGTCGAAGTCGACCCACTCGTATGAGGGCGTCTCCTCCTTCGACGGGATCTTCGTCAGGGCCTCCTGGGCCTGGACGATCTCTCCGTACTTCTTGGCGAGATCGGTGTACTTGTCGACCATCTCGTTGTGCTCCTTCTTGATGGCGCTGCGCTCGAGACGGAGCTTGAGAATATCCTCACTCTGCTCGTCGAAGCGCTTGTCCTCGAAACTCCTCGTGCTCGCCTTCCAAGCCTCGGCCAGCGCGATCATGCCGATGGCCTTGACCAGCGCCGGGGCGAGGGACTTGGCGAAGGCGATCGTCTGCTGTGACAGTCCGAACATCATGCCAGCAAGTTGTGCGGGGCCTCGAGGTCCAGGTGCCAGACGGTCTTGATCTTGTCCTGCTCACGCTCGGTGTCCCCGTCGGCGAAGCCGGTCTGGTCCTCGAGGGCGGAGAACAGAACAACCGCGTCCGGGTCGGCCTTACGGCTCCAGCCCATGACTCCGCCCAGACGGGTCTGAGGCATGCCCAGGGCCGTGTAGACCTCGTTGAGGAACAGATGCCCCCGCCACCGCAGCTTGTCGTTCATGTGGCGCTCGACGGCGTCCAGGAAGTTGCGGGACACGATGGGGCTGGGGTCCCAGTTCTTGTTCTCGGGCCCGAAGACCCTATTGCGGAAGTCCTCGGAGGGCAGGAGGTGACCCGCCTGCGCGGTGCGGACGACCTCGGTCTTGCCGTCGACGGTCTCGGTGCGGGGCTCCGGGACCTCATCGTTCAGCTCGTCCAGGAAGTCCTTCTTGTCCGCCTCGGCGAGGGCCAGGGCGGCGCCCAGACCGGCGAGGCGCTTCAGCTGCATGGTGTGACCGGCCGCGATGCACGCGACGCCGGCGACCATCAGGCCGAGGGCGGGGGCGTACCGCTTGGCGGTCCTGACGAGGAATGTCTTCTGGGCGGCGGTCAGATCCGCCTTCTTGGTCTCCTCGTCGCGCTCCTCATCCGCCTCGATGGCGGCGGCCTCGGCGATGTACGGGACCAGGTCCTCGTCCATATAGGTGAACGACTTCTTGACGGCGACACCGGTGGCGGCCACGAGCATGGCGGTACCGCCGCCGACGAGGATGGTGGGGGCGTGCTTGATCAGAGTGAGCTTGACGGCGCCGAAGACGCCGCCGAGAGCGGGCATGGGAAGCATAATGGTTCCTTTCTCGGAAATATGACTATCGGGATGACTTGAAAGAGGGCGCGGGGAGGCTGAATCCGTATCCCCCGCGCCGCATCTGGACTCGTCCCTGGGAGACCTCATTCGCGTTCCAGGTCCAGGACTCGTCCACGTGAGTGGTGCTCATGCCGGCAAGGCTGAACAGGTCGCCCACGGAGGCGGACCCGTACCTCTCGGCCATATCGAGCAGGGCCTGGAGGACGTCCTCCGCCTCCTGCCTCGACGGCACCACCAGATCGGAATATGACGGCGGACGGTTGGTCCACTGGTCGTCGCGGGGCGTCGGAGCTCCCGCGCTGTAGTTCGTGCGGGACGTCCAGCCCGCGGGCCTGCTCGGAGGGGAGTAGAAGCCGTGCCCCGTGCGGGGGCGATAGGGCTTCGGAGCGGAGTCCCCGTACAGGGCCCGCTCGATGCCGCCCACGACCACGGACTGGATCATCTCCCGGACGTTCGGGAGGATCAGCTCGTGCAGGACGTAGTTGCCGACCCCGCTGACGGACTCGGCGAAGATGGATCGGGCGACGGTCGCGCCGATCGACTTGGAGACCCTGCCCTTCGCGACGGGCTTGACCTCCGGCTTGCTCTGCCCGACTCCTGCGAGTGCCTTCTTGATCTCGTCCTCCGGGCCAGGACGGATCGGCGCGACGTCGCTCATCTCAGGCGTCCTTCTTCGCCTTCTCGAGCTCCTTCTCGACGTCGATCCCCTTGGGCGTGACGCCCTTGAAGAACCGGATCGCCTCGTCCTCCGACGAGGTCAGCTGGTCCATCAGCGAGTCCATGAACGGCGAGCCGATGAAGTCCTCGGTCAGCCGCGGGTTCTTGCGGAGCCCGGTCCGAGCCGCGTTGGGAACGCCGTACGCGGCCTTGATCAGGTCGCGGAGCGTCATGTACAACTCGAGCTGAGTCATGCCACTCTTGGCGGCCACGAGGCGGGCGATGGGGTTCCCGGACGGATCGGCCGCGAGCAGGGCGACCATCTCGTCGCGGGTGAGGTTGAAGTAGCAGTCCTGCTCGATGACCTGGCCCTCGTCGAACATGGACTGGACGGTGAAGTGGTACTTGATCATGTCGGTTCCTTTCAGGTTGGAAATATCACTTGGTGACGTCGACGTAGGGGCTCAGGGCCCGGACGGTCGCGTCGTGGATGTAGGGTGCGGCGACGAAGTTGACGACGAACGTCCCGACTGCCGTGCAGACGGCGCCGACGGGCGTCCGGGGCCGGATGGCGCCTCCGATGGCCGCCCCGATGGTGCAGCTGACGATGGCCTCGACTCCGAGGCACAGGATCTTGCCCATGATGTGTTCCTTTCCTGTAGATATGGGCTGAAACCCCCGCCCCTTGTGGACGGGGGCGAGGTCACTCCTCCTCGTCGTCGAGGATGTCCTCGGCGTCGGGCTCGACGATGTCGTCGGACTCGTCGGCGTCGGAGTTCTTGCTTCCGAGCGCCATCAGGACGCCGAGTGCGATCAGGGTGCCGGTGGCGGCCACCGCATAGGTGGCCCCCTTCACGGCCTCCGCCGCGCACGCGGCGCGAAGCGGGTGCTTGGAAGCGTACTCCGCGCGACGAGCCTTGATTCGGGCTCGAAGCGAGGGCTTCGAGTTAGAGGGAGTGGCCTCGCCGTTGTCGGCGGGGACGAGGGTGGAGTTGTTGTCGCTCATGATTGTATTCCTTTCAGTTGAGCGGACAGGTTCTCACTATGGCGCCTGTAAAATATGAGGGTCAGCCGAGGCGGTGCCAATCGGGCTTCGGCGGGTCGACGAAGCCCAGGACGGCGCAGGGCTTTCCCTCGTGGTCGAAACCGGCGGTGACGTCGATCTCGATCAGTGGCCCGAGGATCCCCCAGCCGAGCAGCTCGCCGGCGTCAGTGGGGTCGAGATGCATCTTGCCGAGGAAGTCGTTGAGCGAGACAGAGTCGCCATGCGTGATCTCGTGGTTGCACTCGTTCACGGCGTTCTCGACGAAGGACCGCGACGCCCGGAAATATCTCCCGGTGAACGACTCGTACCAGAGGATCTCGCGCTCGGAGTGGTACGGCGGGACCGGGTGCTCCCGCGTCGCCCTCTCGGTGCGTCGCTCCTGGATCTTCTCCTCGACCTCCTTGCGCGTCTCGTCGGGCAGGGACTCGACCGCCTTGCGAATATCCCCCAGCTCGGTCTTGGCGGCGCCGAGGGCGAGGGAGGCGGCGGCGAGGCGGCTCGCGCTGATGCGGTTCGCCGCGACGATGCAGCCGATCGTGAGCGCCCCGCACGCGACGGGACGGATGTAGCACTTCCACCTCGCCCTGACGAGGTTCGCGAGGTCCTCACGGCGGGTGTCGCCGCGCTGGTACCGGATCTCCTGCGCCTTGACGTGGGCTCGCGCCGCCTCGACTGCTGTGGCCCCGACGCCAGCGACGGCGAGGCCCGTGAGGATCCCGACGGAGTGCTTGGCGACGAAACCCGCGATCGGTGCGAATCCGATCATGTTGGTGTTCCTTTCTGAAAGACGATGAGACGCGTGAATACACGTTCTCACTATGAGCCCTGTGAAAATATCACGCCGTGTGAACCCCGACCCCTGCGATCCTTGAGGGGACCGAGGGGTCGGGGCGAGTCAGGTCACGGAATGAAGCGGCAGGCCATCGGAAGGGCCTTCGACGCGATCACGGCGATGCGCTCCGCGAACACGATGAGTCCCACCGACCCGACCTGCGCGGCCGCGCTCACGACCGTCGGAGCGATCGGCGGCTTCTCGGCGACCTTGCGCGAGGAGGCGTGGTCGAGGGTCTTGACCTCCTGGTCGGAGGTCTTGACCCAGCGTTCCACCTCCTCGTTCTGGAGGGTGCTGGAGAGCCGCTCGAGGTCCATGACGGCCTTGAGCGAGGCGGCGTAGTCGGGGTCGGACGGAGTCAAGTTCGAGAGGTGCTCGCGCGCGAGCGCGGCGAGGTCCTCCACTGATGGTGTGTCTTCGGTCATGAGTGTTCCTTTCTACTCACTACGCGACCTGTGAATATCCCTCAGCCCTGCTTGACGACCTTGAGGGTGACCATGCCCTTGAGGTCCTCGGGCTTGTCGCCCAGAACGGCGTACACCGTGCTCCCGTCGTCGTTCTCCTTGACGTGGAGCTCGCCGTCGCCGGTCGCCGCGTGGGTGGCGCTGGAGATGTGAAGGACCGTGCCCGCGAAGGTCGTCAGGGCCGTGATGGTGCCCACGACGGCCTCGACGTGCGGGAAGCCCCAGATCGCCGCGAGGGCGACGTACAGAGTCGCCACGGCGGGTGCAAGGATCTGGACGACCCATTTGAGTCGGTCATACGTCTTGTTGTCGAGTGACATGCTTCTCCTGTTTCTGTGAGCGGATCGGAAGATTATCCACCTCACGGACAATTCTCTCCGCGATCCCGTTTCCGCCGAGAGCGGTGTATGGTTTGACCAGGTACGTGACCCAGTCCTCGTATTCGTCCCAGCTGATCCAGCCTCGACGAATATAACCCTGGCCGGTGTGTATGATACGGTCATGGGCCAGCCCCCGTATCATCTGATCCACGGCCTGTCGATCGTCGTTCCGATGGGCAAGGTACGTCCAGAACCCGGACGACGCCGCAACCGACCCGAACACGGTCAGGATCAGCTCCAGCGTGTGCAAGGCTCAGCCTCCAACTGCGAAGATCGGCCACAGGAACCTGGCTATGGTCGGGGTGGACTGATCGAACGATCCGTCCCTCTGCATGAAAGCCACCGATCGCGGGCCGTAGGACGCGTTGACCCAGTAGCCGACATCGGCGGATGTGTTGGCAAACCCGCTGTTGAACAGGACGATCGGCAAGAGCCTCGAGCCGGAGGACCTGGCCATGGTCACGCCGCCCCGCACGCCCACGGATATCCCGGACGTCGACACCATTCCCGGATCGGGAATCGAGATGTCGATGTCGAAGGACGAGTAGTCCTTGGGGTCGCTGTGCTCGTCGTATTCCGAGACGAAGGTGACCGGGTGCTTGATGATCCGGTTGCCGAACACGGACTCGAACTGCGGCCTGTAGCTGGGCAGGGTCGTCTGATACATGTCGGTGTAGTACGGACCGCGCGGCATCGTCCCCGAGCTGTGCATCGGCGTCCCGCTGACGCTGTACTTCGGGACGACGGCGATATGATGCTTCGTGACGTTGCGAAGCCCCAGCCAGTAGTCGAATCCGGCGATGACGTACTCGCGACCGTCACCCGTCCAGTAGTCGCCGAGCCAGAGGTCCTTGAACGTCCCGGCCCCGATCTCGGCGGCCTGAGCGGCCGTCATGATCGTCCCGAGGTTCTTCCCCCTGTACAGGGTGTTGTGCGCGCTCGGGATGCCGTCGAATATCTCGTAGGCGAAGCCCGAGACGACGGACGTGGCCGTCGTGCCGTTCGGGTTGATCAGCGGAATGCGCGTGTTGTCCGAGATCCCACCGGGCTGCATGGCTCCGGTGTCCCACCGCTCCTTGAACTTGGCCACCTCCTGCTTGACGGCGGCCAGTTCGACGTTGGCGTTCGGCGGGGTCAGAGCAACGGTCTTCAGCGCCGAGAACCACGCCTGGAACTCGGAGCTGAACTGATCCGTGAGCATCTTCGTGCTGACCGAGCCGTTGATGTTGGCGACCCACGGGCACGCGTCCGTCCCCCGACGGTCGTAGATGTGCGCCGTGGTGATCTCCGTGAGCCGCGGCTCGATCTTGATCGCGGCGATCGGGTACCGGTGCAGGGTCGGAGAACCCCCGATCGGGGGTTCGGTCGGCGTGCTCCCCGGGGGGCCCTGCATGATGCGCAGAGACACCGATCGGACCGTCTCGGCGTCGTTCACCTCGATGACGATCACGTCAAGACGCGACCACACCGTGTGCGCGTTGTTGAGACGGAGCTTCACGGGCTCGTCGCACTCGAACCACCGGTGGTTGAACCAGCAGCGTCCCGGACGGATCCAAATATCCATTCCGCCCGCGGGCTGGACCGCGAAGGACTCGAGGTAGTTCAGGTAGATGCCGTCGCGGATGAGGCCGTCGAACATGCGCGAGACGTCGGTCGCGTTGTAGCGCCGATCGTGGTTGACCGAGTCGAAGAACCCGAATCTCTGAGTCATATCATCTCCTCACATCGTGATTCCGGGAGTCTCGGTGACGCCCGTGTCGTCGATCGTCCAGGTGTACTCCGTGACGAGTGCTTCGAACGAGGTGCTGGCGTCGAACCACGCCGTGTCCAGGATTCCGGCTCCGGCGTAGGGGGTCCACTGGAACATGGTCCCGAGACGGTAGTCCCTGCCGTACTTGAGGGCCTTGGATATGGTGGCCGGGGTCGTCGCCACGGTTCGGACTGAGGACTGCTCCTTGACCAGCTTCTTCGCCGTGCCCGGGTCGTTCGGTCCCCCGATCTGACCCCAGGTGTCGGTGATGTACTGCATCATGGCGGTGGCCTCTTTATAGTCCTTGCCGCCCAGCTGGTACTCGATCTTCTTCTCGACACGGTTCCAGTCGGCCACGTATCCCGGCTCATAGTACGTCGGCGAGTCGTACACCGTCTTGCCGATCTCCCGGTAGCCGTCGTAGACGCCCTGGGCGTTCTTCGTCTCCTCGATCTTCGGCGCGATCACCAGAGCGGCGTTCGCATACTTGCTCGAGTCGATTCCGAACTCCAGCGCCTCGATGTAGTCCGTCCAGTCGGGGAGCGGGTCGGGCGCATCGACGGCGGTGATGTACATGTTCCACCAGCGCTTCTCCTCGCCCTCCACCTTGATCTGGAAGCCGTGACGCTTGCGGAACGGCAGGGTGCGCATGCACGACGCCTTGGTGACGTCGAGAACCGTGTCACCGACGTTGAAGTCGAGCCTCATGAGCCCGATCCAGTCGTCTGAGACGCGCGGATCCTTGTAGTACTGCATGGACGGGACGCGGTAGCGCGTGGCGTAGTAGTAGCGCCACATGTCGAGAAGCGTGTAGTTCGTAACGCCCGCGACAGGAGGCGAGTAGTACGGCCATCCCATGGGTCCTTCGTGAACGCGCCTGAACGACAGGAAGTTCTCGAGGGACTTGTAGTAGAGGATGATCCTGGGATCGTCCCTCTTCGTCACCACCCGCGAGGAGTACAGGTTCATGACCCGTTCGCTCTCGGAGAAGTGCAGGTAATGGCCGTTCGGGTATCGCCTCGCGTCCAGGGCGAGCGCGTAGTACTTCATCGGCAGCTCGAGCTGGGCCTCGCCGATGTCCCAGAAGCGCTCGGTCCAGGACGCGGAGTAGAAGTCGTCGATGATGACGGACGGCGCCTCGCGAGTCACCGCGCCGTACGCCCCCCTGGTGGGATACTCGATGGTGAACAAATCAGATCCCCCGATACATGTTCTGGTAGTAGCAGGTGAGCCGCACCTCGAGCGTCTCCTCGGTCTGCACTGCGAACGTGTTGTATCCGGGGTACAGAACGGGCCAGTTGCTCTGGTTCCACAGCGTCCAGGCCAGGTCGACCTTCTTGCCGTCCTTGACGAAGTACGCCTCCCTCTTGCCGATAACGGTATTGAGGACCAGGCGGCCGCCCTTCTTGATAGTGCTGTTGACGTTCTCGACAGTGACCTGCGTGCCGCGCGGGCCGAAGATCGTTACGGTCTTGCCCGGGTCCGACAGGATGTCGATGTGGATCTCGCACCCGACCGGAACGTCGCCGGAGTAGTGCACGATGTTCTCCGCGTAGTTGCGGGGCGTGCCGAACTCGATGTCGTCCATGAGCCATCTCGACTCGAACGGGAACTCGAAAGTCGCGTTCATGGTGTCGGCGCTCGAGGACGTCAGGACCACGCCGTCACCGTCGGTGAACTCGGGTCTCGGGCAGATCACGCTGACCGTGAACAGCTCGTTCTTCGAGAATATGTCCGCCTCGAACGACTCGACGTACCCGTCTATGCGACGGTCGCCGTAATCCGTGACGAACACCATCGAGACGTGCTCCTCGACGTCCAGCAGCTTGTACGCCCAGCGTCGAACGTACTCGATGTCCGGCCCGAGCGGCTTGAGGGTGAAGACGATGTTGCGCGTCCCCACCCTCGAGCCGTTGTAGTAACCACCGGACTGGGCCCCGTAGTTCGTGATCCGAAGATCGGTCTTCACAGGACCCAGACCGGTGATGTTGAGCACGGCGAGGCCCGTGCCGTAGGGGTCCGACAGTGGGAGCCACGCGGTTTCCCCGTTGTCGGAGTACACGTGCACCCCTTGTATCATCCTTCCCCCTACATGTACTCGAGCCGGCTGACGAGATTTCTCGTGTTCCGGTAGATGGCCGCTTCGGACAGAGCCTCGGGCGAGTAGTTGTTCTGGTTGAACGTGACCGAGGGCCGCATGTCGCTCGTGCGGTTCTCCCCCGGTTCCCGCCTCTCCTCCTTGACACGACCGATACCCGACACTGTCGCCGGAATATCAACTGTCTTGAGGGACTCGAGGCCCTTGTGCAGGTCCGTGGTGTCCAGAACCGGCCTGACGGTCGGGTTGAACGTCTCGAACTCCGTGTTGACGCCGTCCTTGATGGCGTTGTTGAACGCGTCGACCGTGCTCTCGGCGAGGGCGATAGTGGATTCCACCGCCTTGTGCCCGTTGTCGTCGATGCCCTTGGCCATACCCGCGACCATGTAACCGCCCATGGACGCGAAGACCTTGGACGGCGACGAGATTCCGAGCGCGTCCTTGGCGGAGTCGACGAGACCGCCGACCCAGCCCGTGACCTTGCCGACGAGCCAGTCCTTGAGCTCGACGATGCCGTTCCAGATGCCCTTCACGATGTTCTTGCCGATCTGGAGCCAGTCCTTGCCGACGCCCTTGAAGAAGTCGATAATGGCGGTCACCAACTTCTTGAGCGCCCGCCTGAGCCTGGGTCCCTCGCTCTCGATCGCGTCGGCCAGTCCCTCGATGAAGGAGATGATGAGATTGACCGCCGCCATGACGATGTCGCCGATCTTGTCGGCGATGCCGTTCAGGAAGTTGGCGATCAGCTCGGCCGCGGTCGAGGCCATCTGGTAGGCGTTGTCCTTCAGAGTGGTGAGCAGCGTCATCAGGAGGAATATCGCGGTCTCGATGATGGTCGGACCGGTCTCCTTCAGAACGCGGCACATCTCCATGATGAGCGCGATGACGGCGGACCCGAGAGCCGGAGCGCTCTGGATCACGGCCTCTGCGAGACCGTTGATCAGGGCGACGATCGCGTCCCGGATCGCCGGAGCGCTCTGACCGAGCGTGACGATGACCGCCACGATGCCCTCGGCCACTGCGCGGGCGAACACCGGGATCGTCCCCGATAGGAGGTTGATCCCCGCCGCCAGAACCGCGAATGCAGGGGCACCCACGGCCGCGATGACCGTGAGAAGCCCCGCGAGAGCCGTCATGGTGACGCCGAACGCGACCACCACGAGTCCCAAACCCGCCAGGGCGATCGCCAGGACCATGAGACCCTCGGCACCCGCCATGGCGGCCTTCCCGGCGACGATGACGATCGCGAGACCCGCCGCCATGGCCACGAGGGCGATGGCGATGGACTTCGCGTTCATGTTGCCGATGGTCTGCATCGACTTCGCGAGGATCAGAATCCCGGCTGCCGCCAGGGCGAGCGAGGCGCCGCCCATAATATCATCGTCGATCGACTCCATAGCCGCCGAAAGACCGCCGAGGACCGCGTTGATCGCGACGACGGCGAGCAGGAGACTCGGCCAGGGGATCTCGGCCAGCATCTGCATGGTCTTGCCGATGGCGAGCAGCGCCACGGCCGAGGCGAGCATGGGGCCCGTGTTGACCGGCGTGGCGGTGGACGGCATGCTCTGCATCTGCCCCATGAATCTCATGAGGAGCCCGGCGACGATGGTTCCCTTGGCCAGGGTTCCCAGATCCATGCTTCCGAGCTTCTGGACAGCCAGAGCCGCGAGATACAGACTGAGCGCCGTGGCGATGATGGTTCCGCCCTTGATCGACTGCGAGACGGCGGCGGTGTCGCCGGACACAATAGCGTTTCCACCGCTCTTCGACGCGAGGTTCCCCATGAACTCCATGAGGTACTTCGAGACCAGCGTCCCCTTGATCAGCGTCGGGATGTCGATCGAGCCGAGCTTGGCGACCGCGGACGCGGCGAGCCAGAGACCCGCTGCGATGCCGATGACCGCCGTCGACTTGAACCCCGTCAGGTTGATCTTGTCCATCGACGTGAGAGTCGTGGTCATCATCTTCGACAGGTAGGACAGCGCGACACCGGCCTGGATCAGCTGAACGGTGTCGATCTTGGCCAGCTTGCTGACGGCGATCCCCATCAGAACCATACCGCCCGCCACGAGGAGGAGCGCGGCTCCGACCATGGTCATCTTGCCGCCGGTCGCCTCGAGCTTGTCGAGCGCCTTCATGACGGAGATCAGCGTGTAGACGATGGACGCCATCGCGGTGATTCCGTCAGTGAGATCCTCCGTGTCGACGTTCGACAGGACCCAGAGCGCCGCCGCGAGAACGGCGATAGCGGCGGCGATCGTGAGGAACGACCGGGCCTTGATGTTCTGGGCGGCTGCGTCGGCGACACCGGTGAACGACTTGAGGACGCTTGAGAACGCCGCCAGAGGTTCGGTCGCCGTCTTGAACGCCTGGGCGAACTTGTAGATGCTGGCCGTCAAACCGCCCGCGATGAGCAGATTGAGCAGGCGAACGATCCCCAGCTCGCCCTCGTCGATGGTGAAGGCGCCCTTGATGGCGCTGCCGATGTGGCCGAACGCCGTCTTGAGCCCCGCCCACACCTTGTCCAGGACGTTCTACACATCTGCCGCTGCCGACGCACCCCT